AGTCAGGGTGCGCCTCCAGGGACCAACGACACCTGGGACACGTCCTGGAACTTCAACTTCGTCCCGGAGAGCTTCGTTCCCCCACCCCCACCGGTCACGCCCACCTATCCCCCGATCCCCACCCTCTACGTCCTCATGGCCGACTCGGTCACCAGCATGACGGTGGTGGGCGACTGGTCCCCAGGAGTCACCATGAGCGACTCGGTCACCAGCATGGAGGTCGACGCCGACGTGGTCGCCTACCAGGACTCCGGGGCCATCGCCATGGAGGCCAACACCTACATGAGCGTCGACAGCGACTGGTCAGTCAACACCGTCGTCATGGCGGATTCCTCCACATCCCTCAGCGCAACAGGATTGGTGAACGGACAATGAGTACAGCAGTCACCCTCTTGACCAAGGACGGCAGGATCGTCCACGGCATCAACTACACGGTGAGCAGCAGCAGCCTGCCCAGTGGCCCTGACGCTCTGGCGGCACAGATGCCAGGTGGCATGGCCTATGGCGTCTACCACATCCATGACGAACTGGGCTGGCGCTACATCCCGGCCACCAACATCGCCGCCGTCATCAGTGTGTCGGCAGGGGCACAAACATGATCTTGGAGTCGGGGGATATTTTCAACCGGCGCATCAACAAGAGAGACCTGGGCATCGACCCCTGGGATCTCAAGCGGCTCCAGCCCGCCAGCTACGAGATCAGCCTGTCTCCGCAGTTCCTGATCTTCGACCCCACCGTCACCTTCATCGACTCGGAGCATCCAGGGGACTACACCCGCTGGGTCAACATCGATGACGACGAGCAGCCCTGGTACGACCTGGGGGCCTACATCCTGCGCCCTGGTGAGTTCGTACTGGGGTCCAGCGTGGAGGTCTTCACCTTCCCCGATGACCTGGCCGGGGAACTGACCGGGCGCTCCTCCATCGGGCGCATGGGCATCCAGGTCCACTCCACGGCAGGCTTCTTTGACCCCGGCTTTAACGGCACGGCCACCCTTGAAATCAGCAACATCAGCCCTGTGCCCATCCGCCTGCGGCCTGGTCTGGTCATCGCCCAGATGCGCTTCGTGAAGCTGTCCCGGACCAGCCAGTGGGCCTACGGCCACCCGGAGCGCCGCAACCACTACCAGGGTCAGCGAGGCCCCACTCCCAGTCGCCTGGGCCAGGAGGATCTCGTCCGACCCATCAAGGATGTCCAGCTACAGCTACCAGGGGTGGACTGGTCCCAGTACGAAAAGCATGGAAATTAGCCACGGGTGCTACTCGGGCAGTGAGAGCCAGTTTGACGGCCTGCGCTGCGTGTGGTCCCAGGTGGCGGGCTACGGCCTACATGACTTCAGGAACCAGGGTGGGCCGGTCCTGCCCCGCCTGGACTACGAGCGGTACTGCGAGGAGGACTTCGACGGCCACTGGCCTGACGGGGCACCCGACGATCCCCTGATTATCCTCCTGATCCACCACGAAAAAACTGGCATCATCAAGTGGCAGCACGCCCCCTACCTGGCGGATCGCCTGGAGCAACTGGAACAGGCTATGGTCCAGCCGGGGTCGACCTCTCAGTGGGTACTGTTGACCCAGCAATTTCACCGGGGACTGCGTACCGCAGCACACTGGAGGCAGGATGTGATTTTTTCATCGTGAAGACCAGCGTCGGTGCCCATCGCCGCAGCGTGAACCGCTGCACCTCCAAGAAGGTGGAGATGAAGGGGAGGCGGCGCTCCTGGCGCTGCCAGCTAGTCCAGGGTCATGCCGGTAAGCACATCAGCTTCTCCGGTCACCGCACCTGGGAGGAGGCCCATGAGCAAGAGTCGGGATGAGTACGAGAGCCGTCTGGACGCCGCCTCCAGTGCCCATCGCCTGGATCCCCTCAGGGATGCCGCCCACCGGGCCGTCACGGTGTGGATGGCTGAGGATGAGATGGCTAGGGTCGAACTGTCCGATGACTTCTGGAAGGCCATGGGTGACCTGGCGGCTGTCCTGGTCAGCAAGAAGAGGGGTGAGCCATACGTACCTGAGGTAGAGGTCACCGAATCAGCCCTGCGGAATGCCTATGGTGATGTGGGGGCCACATCGACAATGTCACCTGTCCATGTGGATGCCCCTGAGAGGCCCCTAGAACGTCGCAGGAGCGGCGCAAAAAATGTTTCCGCCCCGGAGTACCAAAAAGCCTTCATAGAGGAGTCACGGGCGTCTATGGGCCAGCCCTCGGTGGAGGACGCTGAGGCCCTGGTGGGCAAGTACGTCAAGCTGACCTTCAACATCGACTGGCACCCGGCTGAGGGGGTGCTGACCCAGGTGAACCAGCAGGAGCCACAGCCGCCCTACCTCCTGCTCGACAACTACCGGGAGCGCCGTTACCCGCTCTACACCATCCAGTCGATCCAGGTGGTGCCATGACATCACCTACCGCCGACTATGTGTGTCGCTATTGCGGTCACCCTGTCTCCATCCAAGAGTCAGGGGAATGGGGACATACCCGCCTGGTACTTGACCAACTGCGGTTCTGGTGCGTGCCGCCACGCAAGTTGGAGCCAGTTGAACCATTAGCCCATAGCGTGCAGCTAGGGGACAGGCCATGAGCTATGACGATGCCTGGCAGGACTCCTCGGCCAAGACCTGGGTCCACCACGTTCTCGATGAGATGGTGCCCAAGCTGTCCAGGAGCGCCCTGGTCATTTCCCTGGTGCCAGAGAGCCGGGAAGGTGATGTGAAGTTTTGGGTGGAACTGGGGGCGTCCATCATGTTGGACAAGCCCATCATCGCCGTGGTGATGGGCGACGCCCCTCTGCCCTGGAAGTTGGTACAGGTAGCCGATGAGATCGTGCGTTGTCCCAAGGGCATCGATCCCTCCAGCAGTGACGAACTGGCCGCAGCTATCAAGAAAGTGATGGGCGATGACTGATTCTGGCGCTACTGGCTCCGACAGGGTGAGTGCTATTGGGAGCGGGGGTGCCAGTTATCCCGCTCCCACCAGCTTCACCTGTCCACGTTGCGGGATGACGAGCCACAACCCGAATGATGTACGTGAAGGCTATTGCGGCCATTGCCATGATTGGACCGGGCCATGACCGTTGGCCTGGTGATGATCGTCAAGGACGAGGCCCTGATCCTGCCCAGGCTGGCGGCGAGCGTGAAGGATCACATCGACTACTGGACGGTGGTGGACACCGGCAGCACTGACAGCACCACCCAGGTGGCCCAGGATGTCTTCGCCCCGGTCCCCGGCCAGGTGCTGGTTCACCCCTTCGACGGCTACGGCCCCAGTCGCAGTTTTGCCTTGCGCCAGGCTGAGAGCCACACCGACTGGATGCTGGTCCTCGACGCCGACGACACCTTCCACGGGGAGATCGACACCGACATCACGGCTGACTGCGTCGAGGCTGAGATGCGCCAGGGGGACATGCGCTTCTGGCTGCCGAAGCTGCTGCGCTCCAACCGGGGCTGGGAGTCCAAGGGCCGCACTCATGAGTACTACTGGTCACCCATTTCCAGTGGCACCTGGCCGGTGCGTACGTCATCGTTCTATGTGCAGCACCACGGTGATGGCACCGGGCGCAAGGAGAAGTTTGAGCGGGACGCCAAACTGCTGGCCCTCGACTGGGAGGACAGCCAGGAGCCACGCACGGCCTTCTACCTGGCCCGCAACTACGACGACATGGGCAACATGCCCCAGGCCATCGAGTGGTACCGCACCAGGCTGAACATGGATGGCTGGCCTGAGGAGTCCTTCTATGCCAGATTTCGCCTGGGGGTGAACCTGCTCAACCTGGGGGCGCATGCCGAAGCGGTGGGCCACCTGTGGGCAGCCTGGGGCCAGCGGCCCGGACGGGCAGAGCCGATGGTGGCCTTGGCTGAGCATTACCGGCTGACAGAGCAGTGGTTGCTGGCCTGGCACACCATCAGCCTGGCGAAGGAGTACTACGAGCCGAACACGCCGGGGCTGTTCGTGGACATCAGCATGGAGTGGCGCATCAACTACGAGATGTCCATCGCCGCCTGGTACGCAGACCACAAGGAATGGGGACGCCTGGCCCTGCACAAGCTGCTGGCCCGTGACGACATCCCGGAGCCATATCTGTCTTCGATTCGGGGCAACCAGGAGTTCTATTTCGCATGAGCCTGGATGCCCCCTGGGGCTACGACAAATGGGTTCATGAACAGGTCATCCCCAAGCCACCACCTATCAGATGGCATTGGCACATCGGGCCAGTCATCACCAAGCAGAATGAGCCAGCACCTGGCTTGCCAGGACACC